TGATTCTAATTGATTCGATCGGTAATCTAGCTTCTAAAAAGGAAGTTGAAGATGCGCTGAATGAAAAATCTGTCGCCGATATGACTCGTGCAAAGCAACTTAAATCATTGTTTCGTATGATTACGCCTCATCTTTCACTCAAAGATATTCCTATGGTCGCGATCAATCATACTTACATGGAAATTGGTATGTTTCCTAAAGCGATTGTTGGTGGCGGTACTGGCGCTTATTACGGCGCTGATAGTATTTGGATTCTCGGCCGCCAGCAGGATAAAGAAGGAAATGAGATTGCAGGATATCATTTTGTTATCAATGTTGAAAAGTCTAGATTTGTCAAAGAAAAATCAAAGATACCGATTACCGTTTCTTTTGAAGGTGGTATTAACCGTTGGTCTGGCCTTCTCGATGTGGCCTTAGAAGGTAATTATATAACAAAGCCAAAGGTTGGTTGGTATGCGACTGTTGACAGAGTAACAGGCGAAGTTCGCACTCCTTCATTTAGAGCCAGTGAAATTGTTGATAATAAAGAATTTTGGACAACTCTTTTTAAGGAAACCGACTTCGCTAATTTTATTGAAAACAAGTATAAGATGGCGACTGGCGCTATAATGGAGAATGAAGATGTCGAATAAAATCATTGACGAGTATTACTCTGACGATAAATTGAAGAAGGCTGTAATTAACCGTATAGACGACGATTATTACGCTATTGACTTTTTTGAAAAAGAAAAGTATATTCATTCAATAGCTTATCCAAACAATTCTATTCATTACGTGTCTGATGCTGCAGAAAATTATGTATTGGGATATTTCACTAATATCAGGGATCATTGATGATTGAAACAACAATCTTTTCTAATCTAATTTATAACGAACAGTACGCCCGTAAAGTTATTCCTTTTCTTAAGGAAGAATATTTTTCGGATCAATCACATAAAATTATTTTTAAACTCGTTCAGGAATACGTTAACAAGTATAACTCGTTTCCATCCAAAGAAGCCTTGGCGATCGACCTGTCTAATAAAGACGGAATCAATCAAGAAGTTTTCAACCAATCAAAGGAAATTATCAGTGCCTTCGCGGAAGATAAAGAAACAAAACTTGAATGGCTCAGCGACCAGACGGAAAAGTTCTGTCAAGATAAGGCTATCTACAACGCGATCATGTCATCCATTCGGATATTGGATGACGGTGATGGGAAAACCTCTAAAGGGGCCATACCACAGATCTTATCAGACGCGCTCGCCGTATCATTTGATACACACGTTGGGCATGATTTCATTGAAGACGCGAATGAACGCTATGAATTCTATCATACGAAAGAAGATAGAATACCGTTCGATCTAGAATTCTTCAATAAGATCACTCAAGGCGGGTTACCAAAAAAGACTCTTAATATCGCTTTGGCGGGTACAGGTGTTGGTAAATCTCTTTTCATGTGTCATTGCGCGGCGGGCAATTTGTCAGCTGGTATGAATGTTCTTTATATCACACTAGAAATGGCCGAAGAACGTATTGCTGAACGTATTGATGCGAACTTGCTTGATGTAACAGTTGACGATCTTAAGCAGTTGTCAAAAGAAATATACGATAAGAAAATTGCTAGAATTAAAAGAAAAACGACAGGTAAGTTGGTAATTAAAGAATATCCAACAGCTTGTGCTGGTTCGGCCAACTTTCGACATCTGCTAAACGAATTGAAGTTGAAAAAGAAGTTTGTGCCTGATATTATCTATATTGATTATCTAAACATTTGTATGTCATCAAGGATTAAACATGGTTCCCTCGTCAATTCTTATACCCTTATCAAGTCAATCGCGGAAGAGCTACGAGGGTTGGCAGTTGAATTCAATGTTCCTATCGTCAGTGCAACTCAGACAACTAGAAGCGGATATTCGAACAGCGACGTGGGATTGGAAGATACATCAGAATCCTTTGGACTCCCAGCCACAGCTGATTTTATGTTTGCACTCATCTCATCAGAAGAACTTCAAGACCTCGGTCAAATTATGGTTAAGCAGCTTAAGAATAGATACAATGATCCCAACATTAATCGTAGGTTTGTTCTTGGGGTTGATCGTAGCAAAATGCGTCTCTATGATGTAGAACAATCAGCACAAGAAGATATCCTTGAAGGTCCCGTAATGGATAATACTAAATTTGGCGAGGAAGATTACGAACGTTCTAAACCAAAAAATAAATTTGATAGATCTAAATTTTCGGGGTTTAAATGAGAGACATTTATATAATAAGTGATACGCACTTTGGTCATGAAAACATTCTTAAATTTACAGGTTTTGATGGCGGACCTGTACGTGAGTTTCATGATGTTCATCATATGAATGAGTATATGGTTGAACGTTGGAACAAAACGATTAAGGATAATGATATTGTATATCATCTTGGTGACGTTTATTTTGGTAAAGGTCACCAAATGCTTTCTAGATTGCGCGGAAGAAAAAGATTGATCCTTGGCAATCATGACAATGGAAAAAGTGAACATCTTCTAAACAATTTTGAGAAAATACTCATGTGGAGAGATTTCAAGGAATTTGATTGTATTCTTTCTCACGTTCCTTTGCACGAAAGCGCATTGTATAAACGTAAGTATAATCTTCATGGTCACGTTCATAAAGGCGCCCACAGAGGACTTATGCAAGATAAACGTTATATAAATTGTTGCGTTGAAGTTCGTGATTACACACCTGTTCATATTGAAGAGTTAGTCAAGTGATACATAAAATAGGCGTAACTGGAACTCGTTCCGGTATGGATGATAAACAATTAAAAGAAGTTAAAAAATATCTTGAAGGTATGATTTATCTTCTTGGCAACATTGAACTTCATCATGGAGATTGTGTTGGAGTTGATGTTGAAGTTGCTAACATAGCTCAACAATTGGGTTGTAAAATTGTTTGTCATCCGCCCATTAAATCTGAACTTAGAGCATTTCACAAATCGGACGAATATCGACCACCATACTCTTATTTTGAAAGAAATAGAAATATTGTTGATAGTTGTGACGTTTTAATGGTTGTACCATACCAAACAGAACATCAAAAGAATGGCGGAACTTGGTATACTCACGACTATGCCGTTAAAAAGAAAAAGCCTTTGGAAATTTTTTATCCGAATCGTTAAAATCCGCTTGACTTTCATAAAAATCTAAAGTATACTATAAACTGAGAAAAAAGGATGAAATCATGAATTATAAGATGAAGGTTGATAACGGTGTTCATCAGGTTTTCGAAACAGCAACAGAACAAATTATCAAAACTTTCGACAACAAAGAAGGTTGTCGCAAATTTATGCGTCAGCTCAACCTTGGTAGCGGATTCGATGGGTTCACTCCAAGTTTTTTTCTGAAAAAAATTGAAATTAAGAAAAATAAAAACAAAAGAAAGACTAAATAATACAAACGAAAATACGTATTGCGCAACGTCGCAAGAGGCAAGAGTCTATAAAGAGACACGGAATAGTTAAGAAAACATGGGTGGGGTTCCCCTTAACCGTATTTTCGTTAATTAAAGGCGGGCTGAAAAGCTCGCCTTTTTTATTATCTAAAAACTATAAATAAACCATAATCTAATATAGGAATTATAATGATAACGTTTAAAGATTTCGCTGATTTTATTGTTGAAGAAACCAATAATCCAAAGCATGAAATTCATTATTACGATCTAGACGATACTTTGGTTCATCACGATAACAGCAAGCTTAGAGTTCACGTCAAAGATTCATCAGGCAAAAGAGTTAGAACCTTGACGAGTTCTGAATTCAATACTCATCAATTGCCTCCTGGACATTCATATGATTTTGGCGAGTTCAAATCTTCAGATGTGTTTGGTAAATCAGCGAAACCTATTAAGAAAGTCATAAATAAATTGAAAGGATTGTCTGATAAAGGTCGTAAAGTAGAAATACTAACAGCGCGCCAAGATTTAGACGATCAGCCTAAATTTGCTCATCATATGATGAAGTTTGGTATCGATATCGGTAAGGTTCACGTTAGAAGATCTGGTAATCCTCCGAACGAAAAGAAAAAACCCTCAGAGGCAAAGAAAGCAATTATATCGGACGCTATTGATAAACATGGTTATAAAAGAGTTCATTTGTATGATGATTCAGCGGAGAATTTAGAAGCTATGTTGTCTTTGAAAAAGAAACATAAAGATGTAGAGTTTCACGCGCATCATGTACAACATAACCCAGAAACTGGGGAAACAACTATTACTACGAGGAAAGTTTGATGATTAATTTTAAGGATTTTTTAATTGAATCTAAAGGAGCTGACACTGCTTTTTCTGGCCATGCTAACGAACATCTTACTCATCATTTATTGCAAAAATATATTAATCATTTAAAAAATTCATTACAAAATGGTTCTAATTTAGAAAGTTCTCATTCTGCTGCTATGCAGCATATGTTAAATCAAAAATATGATCCGAATAAATTTTCGCAAATTCCTGAATTGGGAAATGCGAGAGCTCATTTCGGCGACGAAGAAATGGGAAACATGCATGAAGATTCTAAAAAAACTGCTTCTGCTATTATAAATCATCTTAGAAATAATTATAATTTGGGCGTTTCAGATTCTAGACATATTGGTAAAGAAAATGTTGGTAGGTCTGGAGGAGCTGATTTAGAAATTAGTACGCAAAATGATAGAGGAGAACCTGATAAATCTAAAGTTTATTTAGAACATTTGGGAGCTTCTTTAAAATATGCTAAATCTCCTTCTTCTACAATAAAAATACATTCTCCTAGTGTAAAAACTATGTCTGGTATAATTGATAAACATCATCAATTAATGCATGGAGAAAAAAGCGGTTTACAAGAAACTTTAAATAATATAGGAAAAGAAGGAGTTCTTTCTCAACAAACTGCTTTGGCAAAACATCATGATGTTTTATCTAAATATTTTAATGAATTAGGCGATAAAAAATTAACTTATAAACCTATGATGAATTCGAATGGTCAGGTTATTGGTGGAAATTTGAGTAAACACGCTGTGAGTCATTTAAGAGACAGTAAAGATCCTAAGTTAAGAGCAGCTTATAATGATATGGCAAATGAAAATTTAAAAATGAAAACTAGAATGGCTGCAGCTTTACATGATTCTATTTCTAAAATTTTAGATCATCCTTCAACTTCTCCAGAACACGATCAAATTAAAGAATCTTTAATTAGAGATATGGCTAATATTCATAAAGATCAAGCTCCATCTATACTTGTTTCTACAGAAAGAAATAAACCTGAAGCTTCAGTTTATGATACTAGTGATTATCTTACTAAATCAATTACAAGAAATGGTTTAAACGGTCACAGTTATTCTGGAAAATCAACTTTTAAAGTTGGCCCCATGGATTTAGCGTTAGATACTAGACCTACTACTTCTAGAAACCCTGTCAGCTCTTATCCAGTAAATGCCAGCATAAAAACTTCTGATGTTAAACAAAATGGAAGTTATCCGAAAACTGTAGAAACACCTCCAACAACAAAAAAAGTAAAGAATAGTAAATCACCTACTAAACCAACACCACAACAAGTAGCGGCTTTAAAACATCAACAGACTCATCCTATATTTGGTAATAGTACTGGAGAACATAGCGGTACAAGTTTCTATAGTCCGGCTGACACCGAACACGCTCAAAATATGCAAGCACAAGGAGCGCAATAATGCTTAATTTTAAAACTTATTTAATAGAAGCTCCTGTTAAACAAACTGAAGGTAAACCATTAACTCATCTTCGTCACTTAGAAGATAACGCGATTTACGACGGTCATGAAGGTGTTGCTAGAGCTGCTGATTTTCTAGACGACGCTCATAAAAAACTATTGGGTAAAAATTCGGCGACTCATTTTTCCACAAAGTTTGATGGTGCGCCCTCTATAGTATTTGGTCATCATCCACAAACAGGTCAGTTTTTTGTTGCAACAAAAGGCGCTTTTAATAAAACTCCAAAACTTGCATTTAGTCACGAAGATATCGATAAACACTATGGGCATGCTCCAGGATTGGCTAAAAAAATGCATGCTGCTTTTGAACATCTTCCTAAAATTATGCCACAAAACGCAAAGGCCGTAGATGTATATCAAGGCGATATGAAGTATACTAAGCCTGATATTACAACCTCTGGTGGTCGTCATAGTTTTACGCCAAACACTATTACGTATTCAACACCTACTGATTCAGCCGATGCAGCAAAAATTAAGGCGGCAAAAATGGGCGTTGTAATTCATACAAAATACAAAGGACCAAAAGGAGCTGGACTCGAAGGTATGTCAGCTGGCCCATTAGATGATAAAGAAAGAGCTAGATTAAGTAATCATCCGGATGTTCATAATATTGATCCAACAATAACAATAAATCCGGCTAATTATACGCCCGCTGAACAACAGGAATTTCTTAGTCATAGAGAAGCAGCAACAAGAACTTATCGCAGTATGAAACCAGAAGCTTTTGATGTTGTTTCTAAACATGGTCAAAATATTGAAACTCATGTAAACGATATGGTTAGACAAGGCGGAGAGCCTTCTGTTGAAGGTTATTTGGCTCATCTTCAAGCAAGACATCAAAAAGATTTAGATTCTGTAAAAACTGAAGCAGCAAAAAATAAAAAACGTCAAGCTCACGCTGCGATGATGCAAGAAATATATGACAATAAAGATCATTTTAAGAAAGCTTTGGAGCTTCATAATCATCTTCAAAAGGCCAAAGATGTATTGACTGGCGTAATGGCCAAAAACAATCAATGGGGTCATTCAATTGGTGGTGAAGGAACAAATCCGGAAGGCGTTGTTGCTGCCAATAAAAAAGGTGAAATGACTAAATTTGTCAACAGAAAAGAATTTGCCCGTCAAAATTTCTTGAAGGGCGCTTTCCAAAAACAACAGGCGGCTGCTAATGCTACGTAGTTTTCTTCAATACTTAAGAGAGTCAAATAAAGATACAAGACCAGTAGTATTGACTTACGGAAGAATGAATCCGGGTCCTACAATTGGTCATCAAAAAGTTATTGAAAAGGTTCATGATTTGGCCAACAAACAAGGTGCTCATCATGAAATTATTCTTTCTCACTCTCAAGATTCAAATAAGAATCCATTAAGTATTGATCAAAAGTTAGAGCATGCAAGAAAGTTTTTTCCACAAACCAATTTTGTTGGTTCTTCCAAAGAAACGCCAACAATTTTACATCATCTAAGTAGATTACATGCAGCTGGACACCCGGAAGCAACTGTCGTAGTTGGTTCTGATAGAGTTCCTGAATTTACTAAAATGTTAAAACAATATAACGGTGTTCCTGGTAAACATGGTTATTACAATTTCAATAAATTAAAAGTTGTGTCGGCTGGCGATAGAGATCCTGACGCCGAAGGAGTTGAGGGTATGTCTTCAAGTAAAATGAGAATGGCCGCGCAAGCAGGCGATTTTGATAGTTTCAGACATGGCGTTCCTTCTCACGTTCCAGATGAAGATGCAAAAAAACTATTCAACGATACCCAAGCAGGTATGAACGCGGGAAAATAATATGGCCGACGAAAAACTTCTTTTGGAAAAATTTGCCAAAGCTTTTGGCGTTGAAAACGTATTGGAAGATCTTAAGATAAAGAAAGCAAAAGAAACTGCCATATTAGAAAGTATGCAAAAAGCTGTAGGTAAAATTAATACCGTTCAAGAAATAGAAATAGAAACCATTGTTGAAGAAAAATCAATAACAGAATCTGAAGTTATTGTTGAAATGGGTAGACAGCCGGAACCAGTTCTTGATAAAGAACCTATTGTTAATAAGTATGTAAAAGCTTTGTCCAAAATAACAGACCAAAAGGGTTCGGCAGAACAAAATAGTATACCCGACATTTATCGTCGAGAATTAGATATTATTAAAAAATCAATTGCTGATTTTCATCGTTTTGCTCAAAGACATTCGCAACTTGGTGGCGGTGGTGAAGTCAACCTTCGCCATTTAGATGACGTCAATAGATCATCTATCGCTGACGGTCTCTATCTTCGTTACGACGCAGCCACAAAGAAGTTTGTGTTTGACGATCCAGTCTCTAGTCCAAACTTACTTAATGTAGCTTCTGATATTATACCATCAACGACTCTAACATATACTATTGGTAATACAACAAATCGCTGGGCGCAAGCATATATTGATGAAGTTATTGTTGGTGCAAATTCTATTACATTCCAAGACGTGATAGGTGGAAATCCTGATCAAACGCTTTCTCTCGCTAATCAAGTGTTTTATATCACTCAGGGCGCAGGAACTAATACACAGTTCAATGCTAACGCTGGATTCAATGCTGGCGGTATCGTTTTGCAAAACTATACTGTTCAGTTAGCAAATGCATCGCAAAACTTGATAATCGGTTCTACTTCCGTAAACACAAGCGTTATCTTTAACCAAAACATCCAAGCAAATACAACTATTACTTTTACTGATAATACCGTACAAACTACAGCTTATAAGCCTCCGAATGTAAGAATAGCAAATGTCATTTCAAACACAGTATTGATTGACTTTTCGACTGACAACTTTGTTCATATTCATACCAATCAAGGAACTGTTACAGCTAACATACAAAATTTGACAGCTGGTAAAGTTGTTGAGCTATTCATCTTTAACAATGTCGGCGGTACTCAGCAGTTCAACCATGGCGTTTCCTCAACACAGGCTACAGGCGGTTCATCTTTTTATCTCAGCTCTCACAATACGATGTATGTTAAGTATTTCTGTTTAGATGGAACTTCAAACAATACGTTCGTAGCTGCTATAACATAAGTTAATTTTTCTGAACAATTATAATTTATAAATAAGAATGTTAGTGCAGTAAAAGGCCACGGCAGACCTGCAAGAAGTTCTTGGATAAGTCTTAGGAAAACTCCAATGGTTAAAAAATTTAGTACATTTGATCCTCAGCTAGTTGTTGTAGAGCAACTTGCAGGTTCTGTTGTGAATCTCACTAACTCGGCGAAATTATCGCTTTATAAAAAATCCCAAAAAACAAGCATACCCGTTGATATACTTGAAGAAGTATATCGTAGAGGTTATTCAATCTGGAACGATTCCTTCGAAGGAACTCCGGAACAATTTGCATTTGATCGCGTCAATTCATTTATTGCGGGCGGATTTGCGCTGCAATTAGACGAAGATTTATTGGAAAATTGGCAAGATTCAAAATATAAAAACCCAGAAGGCGGTTTAACAAAAGCTGGTGTAATGGCCTATCGTAGAGAACATCCGGGAAGTCATCTTAAAACAGCAGTAACAACGGAACCTTCAAAATTAAAGCCAGGATCAAAATCAGCAAATAGACGTAAAAGCTTTTGCGCCCGTATGAGCGGTATGAAGAAACGTTTGACTTCGGCTAAAACTGCTCATGATCCGGATTCACGTATCAATAAGTCATTACGTAAATGGCATTGTGAAGAAAACGACCTTGAAGAAAAGAAGATGATGGATAATCCTTGTTGGAAAGGTTATCAAGCTTACGGAACAAAGAAAAAGAACGGCAAAACCGTTCCTAATTGTGTTCCTGTTAAAGAAGATTCATTAAATGAATTATCACCCGAATTAGTTGGTAAAGTTAATAAAGCTAGAATAGTTAACAATAAACCAAGTAAAACCGAAGTCGGTAGTGACACTTTATTAAAAGCGGTTCAAAAAGCCAGAGAAAAAACTAAGGTCGGTGCAGCTGAATCTTATACGGGTGCTGAAAAAACTTCCGATGATTTTACGAAACCAAACAGTAGATTTATTGGAACTGATAATTTAGATAAAGTATATAAAGAAGAAACTCCGGGTCAGTCAACAAAAACTATTAAACGTGTAGTAAAAGAAATCGCGATAAGAGACGCTGCTGGACACGTTAAACAATTAAAGAACGTTAAAATTAGAATGGCCGATGGGTCAATAAAAAGCTTACCTCCAGGTAAAAGCGGAAGCTCTGGTGGCGGAGGAAAGGAATAAAATGCAAAATAAAGAATTAGTTGATCAATTAAAAGTGTGTTTGGCAAGTACGTTCAGTTATTACTTGAAAGCTCATTACTTTCATTGGAACGTTGAAGGTTCAAACTTTCCTCAATATCACGAGTTCCTTAAAACAATTTATGAAGATTCTTTCGAGGCTGTTGACGATATTGCAGAAAGAATTCGTACATTAGAAGCATATGCTCCTGGTAGCCTTTATCGTTTTCAAGAATTAACTAAGATAGAAGATCAATTAAATATTCCTTCTCCAATAGATATGTTGAGAGAAATTGAAAGAGACAATAAAGCTATTATTGGTTTGTTAACAAAAGCGGCAGATACTTCAGAACAATTAAAGAAATACGGTATAACTAATTATCTCCAAGGCCGTATAGAAGCTTTGGAAAAACTTGGTTGGATGATTAGAGCAACTATAAAGGCAGCAAAATAATGGCATACGTTAGTTTAGGTCACGCTATTAGAAATATACTTCTTAGAGAAGAAAAAGAACAAAACGTTAATCCAGCCAAGAAAAAAGGGCCTCCTGGTGGAGACTGGGAAGAAGCCAGTGAAGAAGATAGAAAAAGCAAGAGTAAAGAAATTGTCAAATCAGTAAAAACTCCTGGTCAAAAAGAAGTTAAAGAACAGTTGAGATTAAATCCAAATCAAAAAAGTAAAGTTCTAACGCCTTCTCATGAATTTTCCGGTAATCAATTTATTACACCACCAGTTCATATTAAACCTCCTGGAGATACAAGATCTCACGAGAACGATCACGCTCAACGTACAACTAATAAAACTGTGCAAATAAAGAACAAAATCGGTAGCAAAACCCATAATATTGCAGAAAAAGAAATTAAAGAAATTTCTGATTTAGGTGGTGTTACTTCTAGTCAGAGCAATCCGGAACCAGAAGATGGTGGTAAAAAGAAAATCAAAGAACAATGGGATGATGACGCTTATGATGTTATTGCCAATCATAAAAAATCTGAAGCGGGTTATTCAGTTCGTGGCACAGTAAGAGCCAAAAATCATGAAGATGCTATGAAACAATGGCATGGAATGTTACAAAGCAGACATATGAGACATAAAGATGATCCGGCAGGCGATGAGTTTTCTTATGCCGTAACTCATAATAATTCAGGCAAGAAACAAACATTTAATGAGGCTTTTGGCGACGCTGGTTTAACTTCATTGAAAGATGAAGATGGCGGAAAGAAAAAAGTAAAAAAAGAAAGCGCATTTGATACTGCTGGAGGAGATACTCCAATTGGTTCTATGGGCGGTAAAAGTAATCCAGGGCCGTCTGCTCGTATGAATACAGAAGATGGCGGTAAAAAGAAAATCAAAGAAGAAGCTGAAGGCACAAAAGATCGTAAGACAATTGAAAACGTTGCTAGACAAAATTCAGCAACAAGTCCTTTTGATAGAAAATCAAAACTGGCTAAAAACGCCGAGATCAAGACTAAAATTATTGATGAGGGTAAAAAACGCGCAAACACTATTAAAAAAATTGTTAAGGGTGATAAGGGTTCGTCTCCAAGCGAAGATAGCGGTAATGGGCCAACCAAAGTAATCGGTGATGTTGTTTGGAATCCGAATTTACAGAAACCAGATAAAGACACAGTTTCAAATTAAAATTTAAAAAATATTAAATAGTAAAAAGAATTTTAAAAAAGGATTTAATAGATGACTGATAAAACAAAATCAATTTCTGAAGCTCTTGCTGAAGTACAACGCAAAGTTAATGAACAGCGTATGAAGAACGCTGAGAGTAATTGGAATGCAGTTAAAAATGAAAGTTTGTGGGACGACGCTAGAAAATGGGTTGGAGATAGAATGGGGTTGAGAAAACCCGCTGCTAATACAGCAACATCTCAAAATACTACTCCGGCCTCTTCTACTTCTACAACCACGAAGGCTACTTCTAATACACCAAAAATGAGTTACTCAGACTATAGTCAAACCGGCGTTGGCACAGTAGAGCCAACAAATAGACCGCCAGAACCGGCTCCTGGATCGAACGGCAAAGTTCCGGATATACTAGCTCCCACAGTTTCGAAAACTACTGCTGTTACTTCATCCCCCGCTTCTACCATAAAACCAGCACCCGCTGCAGCACCTAAACCAGCCGCTGCAACTCCAACTCCTTCGCCAAGACCAAATGGCGCTCCTTTACCAACTCCCGCCGCTCCTGCTCCACAAAAAAGCCAAATAGCTCAAAACGCAGACGCGGCTATCAACCGTATAGGAAACACAAGCGAATTTGAAGACGGCGGTCCATCAAAATCAAAAGGAAAGAAATCAATGAAAGAAGAAATGTCTCCATTAGTAGCAGCATTCCTGAAGCTACAGGAATCAAAGCCAGCTAATATGTTTGAAGCTGCTAAGAAAATGAAAGCTGTTTGCCCAAATTGTGGCAAATCACCTTGTGTTTGTGAATCAATGGAAGAAGAAAAAGAACTTTCTCCAAAACAAAAGAAAATTGCTGCTCTTGGTGGAGATAAAAAGAAGCTAGACGCTGCTGATTTCAAGGCTCTTCGTTCTGGTAAGAAGCCAATGGAAGAAGAAGTCGAAAAATTATTCAGCGAAGAAGAACTAGCACATTTCGCTTCGGTTATTGAAGGAGACGCGCCTTCTGTTGCTCCTGCTAGAGATGATATTGCAAATCGTTCTGATAAACATGATACAAATTCGGATTACGGTATGGACGAAGAAGCAAAGAAGCGTGGTGTTAAAGCTGGAACAAAGCGTGGGCCTTACAAGCAAAAAGGTTTATCTTCAGGCGAAAAGGACGAAGCTCAAGCAGAAACAAAGAATGTTCCCGCTCAAGTAAGAACAGCGCGTTCTCATTTCTCTGGCGGCAAAGAAGTTGTTACACTTAAGCATCCACAGACTGATAAACAATATCACGTTCCGGTCAAGCACGTTAACGATTTCAACAAAGAATACGCAGCTGCTGAAAAACCTCATGAAAAAAGTGCTGTTGAACGTAAGTTTATGCAAACTCATATGAGCAACTAAGGATATAAAATGCCGCTTATAGCGAATAACATCATTATTAACGGGCAAGATTTCAGTCTTGCCCCTAACAATCAAAGTGTTGACGCCAATGGAGAAATAGACATCGGCGGCGAAAAATATGATCCTGTTGTAAATAACAATCCGGCTGTGGTTAGTTCTACTCGAGGAAATCCTTCAATTGAAGATCATCATATTTTAATAGTTGATGGTAAAGAAAAAATGGTCAGTAGACATTCTTCGTATCTTTTAGATATGTTGACCATAGATAAACAATAATTATAAATACAATTAAATAATTCTTTAAAGGAGAAAAAATAATGGCACAATGGGGTAGAAACGATCAAGGCGTAACTGCTAACAGCACTACTACAAAAGAAACTTCAAATGGCGCGCCAATCGGAACTTATGCGTTAGTTAGAGGCGGTCAAACAGGAACTGCTAACGTTTCTTTTGATTCTAATGCACATTTCGGTAATACATCATCGGGTTCAAGAGCATCTGTCGACGCCGCTATGTACGGTAACGTTACTATAGGAGCTTTTGTTGCAAACAAAGCTGTCGGCGTTTTCGCGGTAAATGCAGCTATGATGTCTACTGTTGGCGGTAACGTTGTATTATCTTACGTAACTTCTGGTGGTTCTGGTTATCAAGCTAACACAGCTAATTTTACTCCGGTAGTAACCAACGGTGGTTCCGGAGCTTCAATTAATGCTGTTGCTAACACAACAACCAACGCTGGTAAAATTACAAGTCTCAATATCGTAACGGCCGGATCTGGTTATATTACCGCTCCTTCGCTTTCTAATTTACCTGCGCCGGCAGCTATTAACATTACAGCGAATACGGTTGGTGTAGTTAATAGTACTTTATTGTTCTCAACAGCAAATTCATACTGGCAAGTTGGCGATAAGTTAACTTACGGAGTTCCTACAGGTAACACTGCTATTCCTGGTTTAACAGGTAATTCAGTTTATTACGTTGCTTTGGCGAATACAACAGGTGTTCAGTTGGCTGCAACTCCTGGCGGTAGCGTAATCACTCTTACCCCTGCAACAACAACTCCGGGTCAAGTTCATACTATTCAAGGTACAACAGCAACTGGTTATGTAGACGTTAATACTGATAATCCAGCCGTTGCGCACACTGGATGGGTTCTAAGAACAGAAGGTACAGGCGGACGCGCTGGTCGTGTATTCTACGAAACTCTTGTTGCTATGGGTTCTATTGGAATGAATACTACTTCTTCTACAGGCGTTACGGGTGTAGCAAACACTGTAACTTCTAACACAGTTGATCAATACGTTTAATAGGTAAATAAATTATGTCTAACAATTCAGTAGCAGTATCACAACTTCCAAACGCTTCAAACGTTGTTGCTACTGATAAAATACTTATATTATACAACGCCATTAGCAATTCTTCAGTTGCTAATGGTTCTCCTTCGGTTAGAACAATTCCTTTAAGTAATTTTTCAAATTGTTTTATTTTATCTAACATTGCACCGGCAAATTCTTCTTCTTATGGAATTGCCGGAAGTATTGCTTATGATAATACACATTTTTACGTTTGTATTTCTAGTAACAATTGGGTGAGAACTACATTAAGTTCTTTTTAAAAATGAATGATAAATTGACTGAAGAAAATTTTTTATTATATTGTGCTCAACATTATGATAACGCAAAATACACGTCCACCGAAGACTTTATGGAAGATCTTAACAGAATTAAATATATTAAAAAACTGATAACTCGTTATATAGAAAATGATGACCTCAAAGAAAGATTGATACTTAATCATATTATTATTTTGAATAATTGTTTTGGACCAGAGGCTTTATGTAAAATTTTATATCTGAAACTTAAACCTCAGATTAAATACATAAAGCCTTTTTTAATTCTTATTAATGTTTTACCTGATAAAATATATAACGTTGGCGAAGAATCTATAATTGATACTGATACTATACCAATGGATAATAAAATAATTGATAAGTTAAGGAAAGTTTAATGAATACCTCAGTAAAAGACGTTAAAAATTTTATTTCCTTTGCAGCCAAACATTTGGGTCTATCTTCGTTGCCTAGAATAAGCCTAGTTGGTAAAGAAGAAAATACAAAAAACGCTTTCGGCCATTTTCTCGGCGATAGAAAAGGCACATCAATAACAGTAAGAATTACAGGACGTCATCCAATAGACGTAATGAGAACTATTGCTCATGAATTAATTCATTATAAGCAGAGAATCAACGGAAATAGAGCTTCAGAACAAATGAAAGAAGATGAAGCCAATGCGCTAGCCGGAAGAATAATGAGAGATTACGACACTACTTATCCAAAAGCATTTAGAGATAACCCCATCAACGAAGATGGTATGGCAGCAGCCAACGCAATTGGAGCTTCTGCAGCGGATCCTAACGCCGGAAACATTCAAGGCTTTAGCCCTATGCTTTTAAAAAATAGAAAACATTCATTAATGCCTAGACAACAAAAAAAGTCTAAAACTCTCCGTGACATTTTAGGTAAAGATTCAAAAAACGAAACATCACAGGATAGAAAATAATGGTTGAAAGATCCGCTGCAGAAAGAATAGAAGACGCTATCGAAAAATTAACTGAAATTTCAATAGACCTTAGTAAAATGTTAGCTGTTCACGAACAACGTTTAAATCAACAAGAAAAACAAATTGATAATTTAGGTGGCGCTCTACAAGATTTTAGAGGAACGTCCGAATTAAAATTAAAAGATGTTTATGACACTATTCGTTCAGAAGATAAAAATATTTTAGAAGAAATTACTAAAATAAGAGTCGAAGCGAACGAACAACATGAAAAGATGACAGATAGAATTAGTGAAATGGAAAAAACTATTTGGGTGTATATGGGCGGTTTCACTGCAATTTTCTTTCTACTTTCTTATGGTCAAAATATTCTAAAACTAATCATTAAATAATCCTTTGACTTTTATCAAAAACGCGGTATAATCACTTTGTGGTTGATGATAATGATAGGATTATATTATGGATTGGTTACAACAAAAATATATCGGAATCATTTCAACCAGACTGGACAAGTTTAAACGGAAAAGCGCAAGCCTTTATAATTTCCGTTGTCCAGTTTGTGGTGACTCCGATTCAAATAAGAATAAAGCTAGAGGATACATTTACGAAAAGAGCGGTAAAATGCTATTTCATTGTCATAACTGTGGTGCTACCGCTTCTGTTCCTAATTTCATTAAAATGATTGATCAAGCGGTTTATAATGAATATTTGCTTGAAAGAATTCAAGACAATAAATCGCCAGAACAAAAAGATCTAGAAGCTTTCGTTGAAAAAATGAAGCCTCCTCTTTTTATGAAGAGCGGACCATTAAAGGGACTGAAGAAAGTTAGTCAGTTATCCCCAGAACATAAAGTGAAGAAATTTGTAGATGCCAGACGTATCCCAACACCTTATCACGCAACTTTATTTTCCTGCCCTAACTTTAAGCATTATACTAATAACCTTGTACCTAATAAGTTTGATGTTGATTCTCTTGAACGCGATGAAACTCGCCTTCTTATACCCTTTATTGACTCTCGTAAAATTATGCACGCCTATCAAGGTAGAGCGTTGGTTAATTCGTCAGTCAAATATATTACAATCGTTCTTAATGATTCAATTCCTAAAGTTTATGGACTTGATAGAGTTGATTTTGGTAGGACTGTTTATGTGTTTGAAGGCCCAATTGATAGTATGTTTGTTCCTAACAGTATCGCTACTGCAGGCGGCGATTTGGTGTCTGCGATCAACACCTTTACGAAAGATCGTCTTGTCGTTGTTTACGACAACGAGCCAAGAAATAAAGAAACCGTAAAGAAAATTGACAAGGCTATCATGCAAGGATATAAAGTTTGTATATGGCCCGAAAACTTCGAACATAAAGATATCAACGACGCGATTTTAGCGGGCTTGACTTCTGAGTTCATTTCATATATAATTAATCAAAACACTTACCGTGATCTTTCGGCCAAACTGGCTCTTACAAAATGGAGAAAATCTTGATTAAGTATGACACACTCTACCACATCGACGAGAACGGTAATACTCGTACTTGGATGATGGAGCGCTTGGGAAACAAGTATCGTACTGTCTCTGGTATTGAAGGTGGTAAGCTTGTAATTTCAGAATGGAAAGAAGTTTACGGTAAGAATGCCGGCAAAGCCAACGCGACTACCGATGATCAACAGGCCGATCTAGAAGTTAAGGCTCTTTACAAAAAGAAACTCGATCGTAAATATCATACTTCGAAAGAAACGATCGAAGAAGGTTCTAAGATTATTGAACCTATGCTTGCTGATAAGTATAAAGGTTGGGATTCAAAGTGGAAGCACGTATTCACTCAGCCGAAGCTTGATGGAATGCGTTGTATAGCGACCAAGAACGGATTGTTTTCAAGACAGGGTAAGCCCATAGTTTCGGCCCCTCACATCATTCAAGAGTTAGCTCCTTTATTCGAGCTTAGTCCAAACTTGATCCTTGATGGTGAACTATATAATCATGAGCTACGAGACAATTTTAATGAGTTGATTTCTATCGCCCGTCAAACCAAACCAACTCAAGACGACTTGAACAAATCTGCTTCAATGATTCAATATCATGTTTATGATATGGTTTGGAAAGAACATTTTTATAATCGTCTGACTTATCTAGAAAGTATTATTGGTTCACTTAAGAGTAATGTGATCAAGCTGGTAGACACTTTCAGCGCTGAAAATTCAGAAAAACTTGATCAGCAATATGCTAACTTTCTTGAGAACGGCTATGAAGGTCAAATGATTCGTATTGATGCTCCTTACGAAAATAAACGTTCAAAGAGTTTGTTGAAGCGTAAGGAATTTATTGACGAAGAATTTGAAGTCATTGAAATACTTGAAGGTCAGGGTAATTGGTCTGGATACGCCAAAAGCGTTCAGTGCAAGACCAAAGAAGGAGTTGTATTCAATGCTGGTATTAAGGGAACACAGGAGTTCACCAAGGAGTTGTTGAATCGTAAACCAATTCCTAAGACGGCAACGGTTCGTTACCAGAATATTACGCCAGACGGTAGCTTGCGTTTTCCAATCGCGGTTGCTTTTTATGAAAATGAAAGAGATATTTAAAATGAATAACGCAAAAATTATAGCGGTAACACAACCAATAATTGATAATGAAAAAGGTGTTAAAATGACACCAGATGAGTTTATTGCATATTGTGCAAGGGTTTCGAACCCATCTAATCAAATGAATAGTTTAACTGCTCCTAAATTACTCAGATACTGCATAAAACATAAGCACTGGAGCGTTTTTGAAACAGTTAGTATTACTATGTCTATAGAAACTACTAGAGATATCGCCCGACAAATTCTCAGACATAGATCATTTTCGTTTCAGGAATTTTCTCAGCGTTATGCTGATCCAACACAAGATTTAGGTTTCGTTACTCGTGAAGCTCGTCTTCAAGATCAGAAAAATCGTCAGAACAGTATTGAGATTGATGATGAATCTCTCCAAGGTACTTGGGAACAACTTCAAAATAACTTGACTACTTCTGTGCAAAAAACATACAAATGGGCTATTAAAAACGGTATCGCGAAGGAACAAGCACGTGCTGTTCTTCCGGAAGGGTTAACAGTTTCTCGCCTATATATGAATGGAACGTTGAGAAGTTATATTCATTGGTGTCAACTTCGTATGGGACCAGAAACCCAGAAGGAACATAGAGAAATCGCAACTGACGCTTGGTACGAGATTACCAACGTATTTCCTTCGTTAAAAGATAGTTTGGATATAGAAAATTAATAAGGGGTATAGATGATTGATAATTCAATTCTAGTAACAAAAAGAGACGGATCGACTCAGCCGTTAGATCTAAATCGTTTTCATAAAGTGGTTAGTTGGGCTTGTGAAGGAATCAACAACGTTTCCGAATCAGAGATAGAACTTAAGTCTCATATTCAATTTTATAATAAGATTAAGTCATCAGATATTCAAGAAACTTTGATCAAGGCTGCCGCCGATCTTATTTCAGAAGAAAATCCCGGTTATCAGTACGTTGCTGGTCGTCTGATCAACTATCATCTAAGAAAACAAGTATACGAAAGTCACCTACCATGGAAATTGAAAGATCATGTTAAACACGTTATTTCTCTTGGTTACTACGATCCTGAAATTTCTTCTTTTTATGATGATTTTGAACTGGATGTTTTGGATACTTATATTAATCACGATAGGGATTATTCTATCTCTTATGTGGGCATGGAACAATTAAGAGGAAAATACTTAATCAGAAACAGAGTTACTGGACAGATTTATGAAACTCCTCAAATGGCTTATATGTTGATTGCCATGATACTGTTTCGTAACTATCCTAAAGAAACCAGACTTAAATGGGTAAAGGATTTATACGATGCGACAAGCACTTTTGAAATATCGCTGCCGACTCCTATTATGGCAGGTCTCCGTTCGCCTCAAAAGCAATTCTCTTCGTGCGTTCTTATCGAGACAGATGACAGTCTTGATTCAATCAATGCTTCAGCTTCCGCAATTGTTAAATATGTGTCTCAAAAAGCTGGCATTGGTATTAATGCTGGTCGTATTCGTGCTCTCGGCTCTCCCATTCGCGCTGGTGATACTACTCACACTGGTGTTATCCCATTTTACAAGCACTTCCAATCAGCAGTTAAGAGCTGCAGCCAAGGCGGTGTTCGAGGCGGCGCAGCGACTCTTTACTACCCTATCTGGCATTTGGAAGTTGAGGACCTACTAGTTCTCAAGAATAATAAAGGCACAGAAGATAATCGTATTCGTGGTTTGGACTATGGTGTCCAGTTTAATAAGGTGATGTATGAACGACTTCTTGTTGGTGGGAATATTACTCTATTCAGCCCTAGCGACGTCCCTGGTCTTTATGATAGCTTTTTTATTGATCTTGATAAATTCAGATCGCTATATCAAAAATACGAGGCGGATCCGGCGATCAGAAAGAAATCAATACCTGCTGTGGACCTATTCTCATCGTTCATGGAAGAGCGCAAGAACACTGGTCGTATCTATTTGCAGAACGTCGACCATGCGAATGATCATGGTTCGTTCATTAAAGAACTTGCACCAATTCGCCAGTCAAATCTCTGCTGTGTGACTGGAGAAACTTATGTAACTGTTGAAATGATTGACGGTTCAATTCAAGATATAATGATCAAGGATGTTACAATTCAAATGAAAGTTCTTAGTAGAAACAATAATACTGGTAAAGATGAATTTAGACAAATTAAAGCTGCTGCTATGACTAGAAAGAATGCATCATTGATGAAAATAACTGATGAAAATGGCAACTCTATTGTTTGCACACCAGATCATCGCATCTATACAAAAAACAGAGGATATGTAGAGGCGCAAAATATTTTAGAAAATGATGAGTTGTTGGTAATATAATTTATAAATTATTATAAATAGTTCTGAGATAACACTTCTATCAAGGAATCATTTATATGGCTATAGTTTACAAAATAACGAACAGAGTGAACGGTAAAAGTTATATTGGTCACTCTGTTCGAACATTAGAACAAAGATGGAAATCTCATCTATCATCTGTTAGGCAGGGAAGTAAATTTAGATTTCATTCTGCTATTCGAAAATATGGTGTAGATCAATGGGATCATGAAATTATTTTTGAACATAATAATGTTGATATTTGTAAGAAAAAAGAAGAAGAGATGATTGTTGGATTTGATCTCATGAATAATAAAAAAGGATATAATGCTAAACCAGGAGGATGCGGTGGTTGGATTGTTCCTGATAAAAAATATGAATTATGGGTAAAAAAACAATCTGAAAATAATATAGGATTAAAAAATAATAATAGTACGGGATACACAAACGAAGAATTGATTGAAATTGGTAAAAAGGTGTGTTATGATCTTGGAAGAATTGTAGGTCAAAAGACAATGGTCAAAGAATGTAAAAAGATAGGGATAAGATTTCCTAAATCATTCAGACCAATGAGATTTGATGGAAGTTATAAAAAATATGCTGCTATTCTTGAAAAAGAGTTAGATATGAAATTCAATCCATATTTTCGTTCTGAAGAACAGAGACAAATATACAGAGAAAAATATACTGGCACTGTTGGACCCAACGTTGGAACTAAAGTTATCATAGATTCAGAAGGAAAAAGAAAACATGTTAAAAATTGAACATTTAAATTATACAGAAGATGTCTATGATATTACTGTAGATAAAAATGAAAACTTTTATGCTAATGGTATTTTAGTTCATAACTGCGAAATTGACTTGCCTACAAAGCCATTGAAAGATATTAACGATGAAAATGGAGAGATTAGTCTGTGTACTTTGAGTGCGATAAACTGGGGCAAAATTCGTGATCCTGCAGATTTCGAACGTCCTTGTACTCTCGCTGTTCGTGCTTTGGACGAGTTACTTGACTATCAAGATTATCCAGTTCTTGCTGCCAAAAACTCCACTATGGCCAGACGACCTCTTGGTGTCGGTATTATTAACCTCGCTTATTGGTTGGCTCGTAATGATCTTAGCTATCAGTCAATTGATCATGATGGATTGAGTAAGCTTCATTCATTCGCAGAAGCTTGGTCATATTATTTAATTAAAGCGTCCATTGATCTAGCGGAGGAAAAAGGTGCGTGTCCAAAAAGTAATGAAACAAAGTACAGCCAAGGTGTGTTCCCCATAAACACCTATAAAAGAGAATTGGACGAAATCGTATCGCCTGCGTATAGGATGGATTGGGTTTCGTTGGGCGCTAAAGCATTACGAGTTGGCATCAGAAACTCAACGCTTATGGCTCTCATGCCATCAGAGACATCAGCACAGATTAGCAACGCAACGAATGGTATTGAGCCGCCAAGATCGCTTGTCTCTGTTAAACAGTCTAAAGATGGCGTCCTTAAACAAGTTGTACCAGAAGTTCGTAAACTTAAGAAGAAATACGACCTACTTTGGGACCAACAGTCACCCGAAGGATATCTTAAGATTTGCGGGGTATTGCAAAAGTTCATTGATCAAGGAATATCCGTTAATACCTCGTACAACCCAAAGTTCTATGAAGAAGAACAAATCCCTATGTCGGAAATGTTAAAGCACTTGCTGATGTTTTATAAGTATGGTGGCAAACAATTATACTATCTGAACACTGCAGATGGCGCTGGTGAATACGAAGAAGCACCTTTGGCTGCTGGTGTTGTTGAAGATGAATCCTGCGAGTCTTGTAAAATATAGTAAAGACTTGTAAAATATAAATAGTCCATAGGAGGAAACAATTATGGACTATAAAAAAATATATGATAATCTGATAATCAGAGCACAAAATAGAGTAACAAATGGACAAATATATTACGAACTTCACCATATCATCCCAAGATGTATGAATGGTTCTGATGATTGGAGTAATCTTGTCTATTTGTTACCAGAAGAACATTATCTAGCGCATCAACTATTAGTAAAAATATATCCTGAAATATTTGAATTAGCTTTTGCTGCAAATATGATGTGTACAAATAGACCAAGCAATAAGTTGTACGGATGGATTAGAAGAAGAATTTCAGATAATATGAAACGAAATAATCCAAATGCTGTCGGTAAATCTAGAAGAGAATATATACAAAAGAATGGTCCTGTTGAAGTTGATAGAAGTTATATTACAGATGAATATAGAAAAAAATGTAGTGAAGGTAAAATAGGTTCTAAAAATCCGATGCATGGAAAATTGCCATGGGAACATTCAAGAGCAACGAATGAAACAAAAAAAGAATGGGCAAAGGCTGATGAGTATTATAATTGGTGGAAAGAAACAAAAAAATCATACCACGCAATGGCTATAAATTTTGGGTTCGATAAACCAATGATGACACATCATAATATGATTAATAAATTTAGAGAAGGTTGGGTTCCAAATGAAGATAACAACTGGAAGGATTTTAAATGCAAGATTTGAGAGATACAATCAGTAGTCAATACAAAGTAGAACTTATATATCGTGATACTTGGTCAACAGAGAAACCTACAGGTCAACAAGTAGGTATTCCACCTCATGATATTCGTGTTACGCATAAAGATTCTGGTATTATTGCTCAGTGTGGTGCTTATGGTTCAGATCATAAGAATAGAGAAGTTGCAATGAGAATGGTTTCATTAGGTGTTGAAGTTTGGGCGGAATAATGCAATGAAAGCTAAGAAAACAAAATTGACTTTTGAAGAAATCTATAGTAAGCTTCATATGCGTGAGTATGTTGTGGTGCATACAAAGGAGGAGATGAAACCATATCTTCTCAATGCCAATGATAACACTCTTTATACGATACCAGAAGGATACCTTGAATATGACAAACGATTCTACTACCGAAAGTATTAATGGTCTTCAAATAGTTGTTCACGAAACAGACCCAACAGCAAAAATCTATATGGTTGGGAGATTGGAAGATTGAAGAAAAATAGAAGCGAATCCTACGAGAGTTGTAAAATTTAATGATTGAGATAGAGTTAAATAAGTTGACATATAAATAAATATTTGATAAGCTAGAATCAAGAACTTACGTTCTAGTACATATTAAAGATACTATGCAGCCTTGTTTACTTGAACCAGAAAGTGGAAAATTGTTTGAAGTACCTGATGGTTATCTTGAATATGATAAAAAATATTTTAGGAGAAATATATGAAAGACATTATTAAAATGGCTGACGAAAAAGACGAGTTTGTAACATCAGACGACGGATTCGTTTATTGGTGGCCAAAGGGTCTTGATGGATATGTTTCGGCTCAAAATCTCCGTGATTTGGCGACAGAATTAGATGCCAGAAACGAAAAGTGGGAAAAGACCATCAACGAATGTTTTGATGGTTTTAAATGTCCTATCAATTTTGATGGTTGTAAAGAAAATTGTGGTAATTACGGGTGTAATAATTAAATGAGTGTATTTGATATTAATAACAAAAAAAATTCTATCAAAGCAAATTTGTTTTTTGACGATCCGGTAACTATTGCTAGATATGATAAGCAGAAGTATCCATGGATCGAAAAATTAACAAATCAACAACTTGGTTTCTTTTGGAGACCCGAAGAAGTAGATATTTCAAGAGACTCTAAAGACTTCAAGGGTCTAAATTCTCATGAGCAACACATTTTCACAAGCAATCTTAAGCGACAAATCCTTCTTGATTCCGTACAGGGTCGAGCGCCGACAGCCGCTTTTAGTCCAATATGTTCGCTGCCAGAGTTAGAAACTTGGATAACTACATGGACTTTTAGTGAAACAATCCATAGTAGATCTTATACTCATATTATCAGAAACATATACCCAAATCCTTCTAAGGTTTTTGATGAATTAATGGATATCAAAGAAATCGTAGATTGTGCCAATGATATCAGCAAGTATTATGATAATTTAATTTCATTTAATGAAATATCTTCTTGCAATGAGATTCCTGAGTATGGATTGACAGATTGGTGTCCGTCGAAATATGAACATAAGAAAGCTCTTTGGCTTGCATTGATGTCTGTTAATGTTCTCGAAGGCATTCGCTTCTATGTTTCGTTTGCTTGTTCATGGGCGTTTGCCGAAGTTAAGAAGATGGAAGGTAATGCCAAGATTATTAAATTAATCGCTCGTGATGAAAATCTTCATCTTGCTGGTACTCAGCAATTACTTAAGGCTTTGGTCAAAGAAGATGAAGATTTTGCCAAGATTGCAGAAGAAACAAAACAAGAATGTATTAAGTTGTTTGTTGACGCGGTTGAACAAGAAAAGACATGGGCTAGTTATCTATTCAAAGATGGTTCTATGATAGGTCTTAACGAAAAACTATTAAACGAATATATAGAATGGATCGCTAACAAGAGAATGACAGCGATAGGACTAAATACAACCTATAAGGGCGGTAGTAATCCTTTGCCATGGACTCAGAAATGGATTTCTGGTTCTGAAGTACAAGTTGCTCCACAAGAAACAGAAATAACTTCTTACGTCATTGGTGGCGTTAAGAAGGACGTAACGAATGACACGTTTAAAGGATTTAGTCTATGATTTTAGAAGTATTATTTTCATTATTAATTAGTTCGGCATCAGCGAAGGAATTTCCAATTCTACCTGATCCTGCTTTGACGCCCGGTGTAGTTGATCAGGAAGCAACAATGGAAAAGATTTGTCTTTCTGGATACACAGGAACTGTTCGTAATGTTTCTTCGGCCACAAAGAAAAAGGTTTTCAAGGAATATGGTATTGATCCCAAAGCAGACAAGTTCGAAATTGATCATTTGATTTCTTTAGAACTCGGTGGTTCTAATGATATTAAGAACCTGTGGCCTCAAAGCTACACTACAATGCCTTGGAACGCTCATGTCAAAGATAGACTAGAAAATAAGTTGCATAGAATGATTTGTGATGGTATAATCACAATGGAAGATGCTCAACAACAAATTTCAACAGACTGGATTAAAACATATAAGAAATACATAGGAGAACCAAAAAATTGATTACTTGTCAAGATTGTGAGGCAGAATTTACAATTGAACACGACGAATTAGATGA